TTTAAGTACACTTGGAGTGGGTGCGTTAGCGTATGCGTTCGCGGGTGTGATAAGGTTGAGCAGAAGGGTCAGTGATCTGGAGCTAGTAAGAATGGAAGTAATCGATCTTGAACGACAATTTGAAAGAAAAGTTGAGACAGAAATTCAAGATCGGGAAGAAGGAGATACCACTATTCACAGACGAATAGATGAATATCAAGTTCAAGTAGAAAGTAATACAGATAGACGTTTTGATAACGTTTGGTCTGAGGTCCATAAATTGGACAAAACAATCAATCCGAATAAGGATTTAATAAAAGGATTAACTAAATAGTTTAGTTAACATTTAGATGAAATTATTTGGTTGTTTGCAAAAAATTTATTATATTAAAATAAAAAGTAATGATAGGATTTAAAGATTATTGGTATGGAAAAGAATGTGAAGGCAGATTAACAGATGTTGAAACATTATTTATAGCTGATTTACAAGCTTTTTGGGAACAAGAATCAATACCAGGCGGAACAACCTCGCCTCATATATATTTTTGTTCCGGAGCCACTGAACAAATCATTAACGGCCATGACCATTATGACTGGGAATGGTTAGATGAATATATAGGTAAATGGAATAAAATAATCACATTAGAAGTTACTCCAGGTATGTTAGAAAAGATACCTGCAATGATTAGAATTAAAGTACATATAATGTACATGATGAATGAAAAGGATGTGCGATTATTAAAAAAGAATGATAGTATAAAAGTTGTATATGATGATTATTCTTTATATTGTGCAAGCGTACAAAATATGCAACATGTAACACCAGACGATTATAAACATGACAGAATTGAATAATATTTGGATAGTTGATTTAGAAGCTGTCGAATCTAGATATACTGGGCAATGGAAACACTATTTTCCTGATTTAATGAGAAAACTAGGTTTTGGAGAATATAATGTACGAGTAATAGAAGGACCCACAGACATTCCTGAAGCAACTACTCCAGGAGCATTTTTAAATTTTGGAGGCACTAATATTTACAAGAGTGCACAAATGGTTAAAATAGGCAGATTGTTTTGTGATAACGAAGTTAAGCCTGGAGACCATTTTATTTATACAGATGCATGGAACCCAAGTATCATTCAATTGAAATATATGAGTCAATTGTTAGAAATACCAATTAAGATTCACGGTCTTTGGCATGCTGGTAATTATGACCCAAATGACTTTTTAGGTAGATTAATTAAAGATAAATGGGTTAAGACATTTGAAAAATCATTAGCTCAAACAATAGATTACAATTGGTTTGCATCAGATGATCATTTGAAAATGTTTAGAGATAATTTTGGTTATGATGATATTGAATGTTTTAGAACAGGATGGCCGATGGAGTATTTATATAAAATGTTTAAGCCACAACCTAAAGAAGACATTATATTATTTCCACATAGAATGGCTCCAGAAAAACAACCAGAGATATTTGAAGATTTAGCTAAATCGTTACCAGAAACATATAAATGTATAATATGTCAAGAACATAATTTTAGTAAAAAAGAATATCATAGTCTATTAGAAAGGTCTAAAATGGTATTCTCTGCAAATCTTCAAGAGACATTAGGTATTTCATGCTATGAAGGAGCATTAGCAGGCGCGATACCAATGGTTCCAGACAGGTTAAGTTATACAGAAATGTATTCAGATGATTTCAAATATCCAAGTGAATGGACAGAGTCATGGGAATCGTATATGAAGAATAAGGATAGATTGATATCAACAATTATAGAATATATAGAACATCATGATCATTATAAGAAACAAGTAAAAGAATTAGCAAATAGTTTACATGAGAATTATTTTTCATGTAATGGGTTAAGAAAAGTATTATTTAATGAGTAAAGAAAAAGAATTTATTTACTTCCCGTCATTATCGGCCGGAGGATTTGCATCAGCATTAATTAAAGATGATAAATTATCATCAGGTACTCCATGTAGGTTTTATGACAATGAATATCCAGAATCATTTAGACATAAGTACTTTCTAGTTACTGCAGGCCATTATTACAAGAAGATGGATATTAGAGAACAGATGGGATTAGGAAAAGACACATTAGTGTTCGGTGACTCCGGAGGATATCAAATAGCTACAGGAGCATTAAAATATAGTCATGATTTACGTGAAAAGATATTCCATTGGTTAGAAGCCAATTCAGATGTAGCAGCTAATTTAGATATTCCACCTAAAACAGTTTATGAAAATAAATTTTATGAATGTGCAGATATTAGTTTTGATAATTTTGCTTGGTTTGAAAAGAACCAAACAGGAAAGACAAAATACTTAAATATGCTACAAGGTTCTAATCCACAAGAGTATGACTGGTGGTATCAGAAATTTAAGCATTTTGAATTTCAAGGTTGGGCAATAGGAGGACCACAAAAGTTAGTTGATTTTATGTGGGCATTAGCTTTAATGTTAAAAAATAGAGAATTCGAAAAAGTAAATTTAGAATATTTACATTTACTAGGTATTTCTAAAATATCTGATTTCTTTATTTTATCAACAATACAAAAGAATTTGAATAAACATTTTGGAAATAGAATAGTAGTTACAACAGATTCAAGTTCGCCTGGCCAATATCCTGTGTATGGAACTTATTTACATTCGCATAATTTTAAGAAATTATCATTTACGGATTTATATATGCCAAAGCCAGGCAAAGATGAAGATGGAAATAAGTTAGAATTAGAAATTCCAGACTTAGAACATGATTTATTAGTTCCATGTAGTTTAGATTGTCCAGCATGTAAAGATTTTAATTGGGGCATGTTAGAAGAATATAATAAAGATGCTGTTCCAAGAATGGTATTACATAATGTTCATGTATTTCAAAATACAATACAAGAAGTAAACAAAATAGTAGCAGCTCATAGAGATGTTGCTCAATATGTTGTTCCAAATAATTTAGCTGCAGTATTAAAAAGCATTTATGAAATGTTTGAAGACCCAGATAAAGCTATTACAACATATGAAAAATATAAACAATACTATCAGAAGTTCGGAGGACAAAGTATAACAACAATGAACAAAGATATTTTTAACCAATTTTTTGAACAAAAGGCAGAATAATATGAAAAAGAACGACTTAATAAATTTTATCAGCAGGTATCACCTAGCTGGAGCAACTACATCAGTAAAATGGGTTGCACAAGATGGAACATTACAAACAAATTTTATCACAGATGATCAAAATGTGATAGGAACTATCAATTCAACTAATCTAGATTTAGGAACTCATGATTTAGGAGTTTATGCAACACCGGCATTAGTAAAGATGTTATCAGCCGTAGGAGATGATTTAACAGTTAATGTCAATGCTGTAGATAAAACAGCTGTCAGTATTGGTATTAATGATAAAGATGTTGATATGACATTTATGTTAGCTGATTTATCAGTTATAAGACAAGTTCCAGATTTAAAAAATACACCTGACTGGAACGCATCAATTAGTATCACTAATGATTTTAGAAATAAATTTATTAAAGCAAAAAATGCATTACCTGAAACAGAAAATTTTGGAATTAAATGTAATAATGATGAAGTAGAAATGATTATAAATTATCAGACTATAAATACTAATAGAATTAAATTCAATTTAGATACACAAGGAAGTACAGACATGTCAGTTATATGTTTTTCATCTACATTATTTAAAGAAATTTTAGTTGCAAATAAAGATGCCGAATCTGGCCGTTTAGAAGTCTCAAGTGCAGGTTTAGCAAGAGTTACCTTTAAAGGTAAAAATTATACATCAACTTATTATTTAGTACAATTACAAACAGCTTAATATGTACGGAAATCAAGAACATACATTATGGGTTGAAAAATTTCGGCCGAGTACATTAGACGGATATGTTGGTAATGAATTAGTTATCAGTAAAGTAAAATTATATCTTGAAAATGGAGATGTTCCGCATCTATTATTTTATGGACCTGCCGGAACAGGTAAAACAACATTAGCAAAGATAATTTCAGGAAATGTTGATGCAGATGTTATGTATATAAATGCATCTGACGAAAATAATATTGAAACGGTTAGGACTAAAGTAAAGAACTTTGCAAGTACAGTAGGATTCAAAAGATGGAAAATTGTTATATTAGATGAAGCAGATTATATGACTCCAAATGGTCAAGCTGCATTAAGAAATTTAATGGAAACATTTTCTAAAACAACTAGATTTATTTTAACATGTAATTATGTTGAGAAGATTATTGACCCAATACAATCTAGATGTCAAGTATTTGGAATTACTCCACCAGATAAGTTATCAGTTGCAAAACGGATTGCTGATATATTAAACGATCTTGAGATAAAATATGACCTCCAAGATATAAAAACATTAATTGATAACGGATATCCAGATATAAGAAGAGTATTGAATTCAGCTCAAAGACAGGTAGTTGATGGAACATTAAAAATAGATGAAGAAAGTCTAGTCCAAGCAAATTATATGGCCGAAGTATTAAATATATTAAAATCTAATACTAGTAAGAAAAATGCATTTAAAGATATTAGACAATATATTAATGATAGTAAAGTAAAAGATTTTACTGCATTACATAAATTTTTATTCGATGAAATTGATAATTACGCTAAAGGACATATTGCAAGCGTGATATTAATTTTAGCAGAATCTCAATATCAAGATGCATTTGCAGTAGATAAAGAATTACATGTCATGTCGACAATAGTAAAATTATTAAACGAGTTAAAATAAAGGAAAATTATGAGTAAAATTATAGGAATGGATGGAAAACCACCAAAAGCAACCATTAATGTAAAACCATCAGATCTTAAAGATATTGTTTGTGAAGAATGTGGATGTAAGTATTTTAGACAAGTACAAGCTTTCAAAAGACTATCTGCATTAATATCACCAACAGGCAAAGAACAGATAGTTCCTGTACCAACATTTAGATGTGATGATTGTAATTATATAAATGAAGAGTTCAGGCCAAAAGAAGATAAGTAAGCCAGCCACAATATTTGATCATTTAGCAAATATTACATGGAAGAAAAAGGACTGGAATTCTATGTCAGAGTTAGATCAAAAGGCCTTTTCTCCATATTTAATTAATAGATGGTTGTCAATGAATCCAGATTTAATTGAGGTTGTTGATATGTTTCAACAATATACAATTGGACCATTAAATAAAAAGCATGTTTACCAATTATATTATGACATTCTGCCTAAGCAGAAAATGTTTGCTAGGTATATCAAAGGAAAAAAATTGGCCAAATACGATAAAGAACTTGTAAAGCTTATTACAAGTCATTATGAAGTTAATTCGCAAGAAGCTGAAGAATATATTAATTTATTCAAAAGGACAAACGGTGGGATAAATTATTTACAAGAGTTACTAAAAATGTACGGTAAAACAGAAAAAGAAATTAAAAAGTTATTAAAATGAGAACAATAAAGGACACACCTAGAATAGATTTTAAAGAAACAGAATCAACAGGTAATACAGCTGTAGATTATTGTGAAACAAATTATCCAGAAACATGTAAAGAGTTCAAAAAGATAATGAATGACCAATATATACTATTTTGTAAGAAACAAAAGAATTACGGTCCAGATAATATATCAGTAGGAACAAAATTATTATCAGACGATGATGTAAAATTATCATTAACAGGGTTATGGTTTAGAATAAATGATAAAATACAAAGATTAAAACAACTTATCATATTGGGTCATAAAGATATAGTTGGAGAAGCTGAGACAGATACGTTCCAAGATCTATCAGTTTATGGTATTATTGCTCAAATAGTTCAGAAGAAGGTTTGGGGCAAATAATTAGGTTATATGAATAAGTTTTTAAAGTACAATAAACGAGATCCAAAATCTAACGAACGTAAAATATCGTATTCTCAATTTTCAATGTATTCTCAATGTCCTAAACATTGGGAACTAGCATATGCAAAAAATTTACGTACATTTAGTCAATCAATTCATACAATATTCGGGTCGGCGTTCCATGAAACATTGCAACATTATTTAACAGTAATGTATGAAGAGTCTGTAAAAAAGGCAGACGAAATAGATCTTCATAAGTATCTTAAAGATCAAATGTATCAAATGTATAAAGAAGCTGTAGATAAAATAGGCGAACATTTTTCTAATAAGTTTGAACTAGGAGAATTTTATGAAGATGGAGTAGCAATATTAGATTGGTTCAAGAGAAAAAGAGGAGTTTATTTTAGTAGAAAAAATGAAGAACTTATAGGAGTTGAAGTACCAATTTACCATCCAGTTAATGAAACAAATGATAAAATAATGATGTTAGGATATTTAGATATTGTTATTAGAGACAAGAGAGATGACAAGATAACCATTATTGATATTAAGACTTCAACAATGGGCTGGAATAAATATCAAAAAGCAGATAAGACAAAGACATCTCAATTAGTTTTATATAAAAAATATTTTGCAGAACAATACGGCTATGATGTTGAAAAGATTGATATCAAATATATGATAGTAAAACGTAAGTTAATTGAAGGAGCTATGTTTCCACAAAAAAGAATCATAGAATTTTCTCCAGCAAGCGGTAAGCCAACAAGAAATAAATTAGCTAGTTCAATTGAATCATTTGTAGATTCTAGTTTTCATGATAATGGCTCATTCAATTTAGATAGACAATATATTGCAAGTGCAGGAAAGAATAATAAAAATTGTAAATGGTGTGAGTTTAAAGACCAACCAACATTATGTCCGCAACATAAAAGGATACAAGAATGAAAGTAGCAATAATAGGTAGCCGAATGTATGAGAATTCACGTAAAATTAAAGATACATTATTTCAGCTGAAACAAAAATTTGGAGACAGTCTTATCATAGTATCAGGTGGATGTAAAGATGGAGCTGATAAATTTGCAAGAAAATTTGCATTAGAGTTTGGAATTAAGTATAAAGAATTTAATCCAGCTCATACAACTAAAAATTTGTATTCAGCTATGTCAGACAATTATTATGATAAACCATATCATGTATCACAATTTCATCATAGAAATATGTTGATAGCAAGAGATTGTGATGTAATGATGGCATATATTCCAAACGGAAGAATTTCAAATGGTAGTATAAGTGCAATTAAGAAAGCTAAAAAATTTAATAAACCAGTAACAATAGTATCATGAAAAAATATTTAACATATCACGCAAAATGGCAATTAGGAATAATTGTATCATGGCCATGCATGTATCTATTTTCAGATATATTTGGATGGTCAAATCTAGCAACAGTAATTGGATTTCAATTTGTAGGTGCAATAGTTTTTTGGCCAATTGATAAATTTATATTCAGTAAAATGAAAGGTTAATGCACCTCAAAGCATATTTATAATAAAGTTATACGGAGATCACATGCAAGAAATTAAGTTACCAAAATTAAGAAAGATAGACCCAAACAAACCCAAGAAAAAGAAAATTTTATTATTATCAGATGATTTAAGAATGCATTCTGGCATTGGTACAATGTCTAAAGAATTTGTATTAGGAACTATTGATAAGTATGATTGGGCGCAATTAGGAGCGGCTGTAAAACATCCAGACTCTGGCAAAATAATTGATATAAGCGAAGATGCAGTAAAAGAAACAGGTGTGAAAGATGCATACCTAAAAATATATGCAAACACAGGTTACGGCAATCCTCAGGTAATAAAAGAGTTAATATTATTAGAAAAACCAGATGCTATCATGCATTTTACAGACCCAAGATTTTGGGGCTGGCTATACAATATGGAGCATGAATTAAGACAAGATATCCCAATTATGTATTATAATATTTGGGACGATCTTCCTTATCCATTTTGGAATGAACCATTTTACGAATCTTGTGATTTAATAATGAATATATCACGACAAACAGATAATATTGTAAAAAATGTAATCAGAAGCCATCCAAAACCAGATTGGGCAGTTCAATGGGTTCCGCATGGCGTTAACGAAAATCATTTTTATCCGATAAATTCATTACATCCTAAATGGAATGATTTTGAAAATTTTCAAACTAATTTTAAGAAAACAAATGATGTTGATTTTGTTATATTTTGGAATAATAGAAACATAAGAAGGAAGATGCCAGCTGATTTAATTTTAGCATATAAAACATTTTGTGATAGATTACCAAAAGAGAAAGCAGATAAATGTGCACTACTTTTGCACACTCAAGTTTCAGACCCTAACGGTACTGATTTAGTAGCAGTAAAAAATGCAATATGCCCAAAATATAAAATAGTATTTTCAACAACATCTGTTGATACACAACAACTGAATTATTTTTATAATTTAGCAGATATAACAGTTAATATTGCTTCAAATGAAGGTTTTGGAATTTCATGGTGCGAATCATTACATGCAGGCACACCAATTGTTAATAATGTAACAGGAGGATTACAAGACGGATGTAGATTTGAAGATGATAATGGAGATTGGATTAAATTTGATACACATTTCCCATCCAATCATGATGGAACATATACAGAACATGGAGGATGGGTAAAACCAGTCTTTCCAAGTAATAGGAGTGTACAAGGATCGCCACAAACACCATACATATTTGATGATAGAACAGATTTTAGAGAAGTAGCAGATGCAATTCAATATTGGTATGATATGCCAGAAGAAGAAAGAGAACATAGAGGTGAATTAGGACATGATTGGGTTTGTGGTGATGAATCAAATATGTCTGCAAGAAGAATGAGTGAAAGATTTGTAGAGTGTATGGAAGAATGTTTTGAAAAATGGACACGAAGAAAAAGATTTACAATGTATAAAATTAATCAAGCACAACAAATAGAAAACCCCGGAGTTATAGTATGACAAAACCATTAATAATAATACAAGGACCTATCGCAACTAGATCAGGGTATGGAAACCATACAAGAGATTTAGCTACAAGTTTAATTAGAGCAAATAAATATGATGTTAAAATAATATCACTTCCATGGGGAGTGACACCTATGAATGCATTAGAAGCTGACAATAAAGATCATCTAGAAATTCTTAAACGAGTCGCAAAACAAGGTCAGCAGCTTAATACACCCGACATATTCATTCAAGTATCTGTTCCAAACGAATTTTGTATGTCCGCGGACGGAAAACAAGTTATTAGACCTGGAAAATTTAATATTGGTGTTACTGCAGGTATTGAAACGACACTAGTGTCTCATGAATTTATTGAAGGATGTAATAGAATGGACATGGTTATCACTACATCAGAACATTCGAAAAATGGATTCATTACATGTAAGTACGATAAAATGGATAAAGAAACAAAAGAAAAAATTGGAGAACTTAAGATTGAAAAACCTATTGAAGTTTTATTTGAAGGTGCAGATCTTAATATATATAAAAAGACACCTAAAATTCATGAAACAGTCCTAGAAGAATTAAAAGATATTAAAGACGATTTTTGTTATCTTTTTGTAGGCCACTGGCTCCAAGGCGATTTAGGACAAGATAGAAAAGATGTTGGTATGATGATTAAAACATTTTGTGAAAGCTTTAGACGTAAATCGGCAAGAAATCGTCCTGGATTAATTATTAAAACATCTCATGCAACATTTTCTATAATAGATCGTACTGAAATAACAAAGAAGATTCAATCAATAGTTTTGCCATATGGTGATAATATACCTAATATCTATCTATTACACGGAGATTTAACAGATGCAGAAATGAATTCTCTTTATAATCATTCAAAAGTAAAGGCAATGGTATCATTTACAAAAGGAGAAGGGTTTGGTAGACCATTGTTAGAATTTAGTTTAACAGGCAAACCAATAATAGCATCAAACTGGTCAGGTCACATAGATTTCCTACACAAAGATTATTGTACATTATTACCAGGAGAATTAACAGATGTGCATGCATCTGCACAAGATAGATTTGTATTAAAAGAATCAAAATGGTTTACAGTTAATTACGCATATGCATCAAGAGTATTACAAGATGTTATGAAAAACTATAAAAACTATTTACAAAAATCTAGAAAACAAGGACATTATAGTAAAATGAATTTTAGTCTAGATCATATGGCAGAAAAATTCTGTACAATTATTGATAAAGCAATTGAAACAATTCCAAAGCCGGTAAAGTTACAATTACCAAAATTAAAAAAGGTTGATGGCTCTACACCTAAAGTAAAATTACCAAAATTAAAAAAGGTTGAATCATGAAAAAACAAGAAAATAAAATTGAAGTAATTAATAATCCATCTAATATAAAATTAGAATATGACGAAATATCACCATTATCAGGTAGAAAATGTGTTGTTGTTGAAGCAGATGAAGAAACTAATATCGAATCTTATATATGTATGGAGTCGGGATATACAACAACAGATAAATTAAAGATAGGGTCTAAAGAGATAGAACAGTATGAACAAACTATAACAGAACTCATGAAGTCCGTAAGAGTTGAAGATAAAGAAAGAGGATTAGTATGGTATCCAGCATTCATGCAAGTGCCAGGAGCAATGTTATATGTTAAAGGAACATCCTTTAAAGATATGAAATGGGAAGTTGCAAAAATAGTATCAATCCAAGGAGAAGAAAGATTAAAATATCCTGTTCCGGGTAAAGAAGGAGAATATTTTACATCAAGATTAGATGTCGAAAATGCTAAAACATATTCAAAAAGAGACTTTCAAAAAGCATTTGAGGCTCTATATGCAAAAGTAAAAGAGGAAATAAAAAATGAAGATTAGTTACGCAATAACAGTATGTAATGAACATAAAGAAATAGATAAGTTATTAACATTTCTATTTGAACATAAAAGAAAAGAAGATCAAGTTGTAGTCCAAATGGATAAATCTGCAACAGAAGAAGTATGGAACACTTGTGAAAAATATGAATCAAAACAAGCAACAGAATATACTCTTACATCACATGACTTAAACAAAAATTTTGCACAATATAAAAATAATTTGAATAAAAAATGTGATGGTGATTGGATATTCCAAATAGATGCAGATGAAATACCAAATGAGTATTTAATAGAAGCTTTACCATTTATTTTAGAAGCAAATGAAGACACAGAAGCATTCTGGGTTCCTAGAGTAAATACAGTAGCAGGAATAACAGAAGACCATATTCAAAAATGGGGATGGAAAGTAAATGAAGATGGTTGGGTTAATTTTCCTGATTGGCAAATGCGGATCTATCAAAACAAAGAAGAAATATATTGGATCAAACCAGTACATGAACAATTAAAAGGTTATACTAAATTTGCTAATTTACCAGCAGAAGAAAAGTTTTGTTTATATCATCCAAAAAATATTGGACGTCAAGAAAGGCAAAATGCATTTTATGAAACGATATGATTAAAATTAGATTGACAAATTGGAATAAAGGCCGTAATAATCATACATTTCGTCCTATATTAATATATGCACAATATTTTAATCAAATAGGAGTACAATTTGTAGAAGATGGCAGTTATGATTTTGAATTTATTGGAATGGAAGATTTTTTAAATAAAGGAATACCATTACAAGAAAGTATTGAATATGGAATAGAATCTTTATCTAAAAAAACTGGAGATTATTTTTTATTTGATGGCTCTGACTCAACATCACTAATGGCTGCATATGAAGTTTTTGAAAAATCAAATGCAAAATATCTGTTCAAGACTGCTAAAACGACTCAAGAACAATATGCAAAACCATCAGCATTTAATAAATGGTTTTTTGGTAACGGAAGTGATTTAGACTTATCTTACGATATACCCGATGATACATATGAACGTATAAAATTAACAGGATGGAATTTTGGCTATTACAATCCAAATTATTTAAATTTTGATGATGCAAAATTAAAACGTGATATAGATGTTTGTGCTATTCATCAAGGGCATCATAAAATAAATAGTGACCACGGTGTACGTAATGATTTGATGTATACAGAACATAGAACTGGCGTATGGAAAATATTAGAAACATCAAAAGGAATTACATATGAAAAAGATAAAAGACCACATCCAGAATTTGTCAATACAATGCAACGTAGTAAATGTACGATATCAGCATATGGAATGGGAGAATTATGCTTTAGAGATTTTGAAATAATACAATTTGGAAGTGTAATGATAAAACCAGATATGAGCCGAGTAATAACACATCCTAATATTTACATACCATACGAAACATATATTCCATGTAAATTAGATTGGTCAGATATCATAGAAAAGATTGAATGGGTTAAAAGTAATCCTAAACAATGTGAAGAAATTGCAGAACGTGCCAAACAAGTTATGACAAAATCATATACAATTGAAAATTTATTATTATATTGGTATGACCTTTTAGGAAATTTGGATGGTATAGATAAAGAAAAGACAATATGAAAATAGCATGGTTTCTTGATAATACAATTATAGGCGAATCATTTTATGTTAAGAATGGTAAAGCATTTGGACTCTTAAGTAAAACACCATATGTTCATAAACATTTTGTATCACCAGAATGCAGTACAGCTGGATATAATTTATTATGGTTATGGGATGAAGGATATTATATTAAAATAAATGAATTAGAAGAAAAATTATTTGATTTACCTGATTTAGATTTAGATTTAATATTTTATTCATGTGAACGCAATGGATTAGATTTAGAAAACCATGATAGATTTTCTGTAGAAAGATTAAGAAAAAAATATCCAAATACAAAAATTATAGGGTATATAAAAGAAATGGGAAAAAACTTTCCAATGCACAGACCAGATCGATTTGAAAATAGAATCAAATTTTTTAATCAATGTGATGCAATACATCTCCAAGACAATAGCATTTTAAGAGAAACACCGGCATTTAAAGAAATATCTAAACAAGTGAAAACAAAAATTAATTTTTCAAATTTTATGCATAATATTGAATATTATTTCAATAAATTTTATTCAAATGAAAAGGATAATTGTATATTTGCATACTTGCCAAATCCAGTACATAGAAGAGGAAGAACATATGAATTTGCAAAATATATTGGAGACAAATACAATATTGAAGTTAGATATAAGCCATTAAAAAATACACAAGCATTTGATTATTTATCATTAAAAGATTTTATCAAATTATGGTGTCCATGTTTATATCACTTTAATCTAGACCCAGAAGAACAACAACCTGGATGGCAGGCCGTCCAAGTCGCTTCAGTTGGAAGTATTAATATTGGAGGTCGTAATGAATCACATCAACTTTTATTTCCAGAAACAGCAACAAATAATGAAACTATATTAGAAGAAAAATTTGAAGAATATTTAAATAATCCAGAAAAACGATTTAAAGTTATTCAAAATGCCTGGAACAGTTTAAATAAATATTATAGTTTCGAAACGGTTAAAAAACAACTTAAAAAATTATATGAGTAAAAATATGACTACAGTAAGAATGAATGGAGCAAATTATAGTAATTATTATTTGGAAGAAATTATTAAAAATAATAATGACGAACCAATTAATTACGCAGAAATTGGAGTTCAATACGGACCGACAATTGAAGAAAGATTAAAACTATTACCAGTTGGAAGTAATATTCATCTATTTGATTTTGCACCAGTAATAGAATGGAATAAACAAAGATTTAAGGGTATGGACCTTTTTAATTTCCAATGGCACAGTGTTCCAACAGCAGGTACGTTTACACCGGAAAGACATCCATGGTATCTAGAAAGCCATGGCCAACCAGTTTCAGTAAATGATAGAGATTTTTGTGCACGTGAAATGTGTGATTTAACATTAAAGGCTCCACAAAAAGCATCTTACGTATGGGATTTATCTCAATTAGCTAATAATAATGATGATTTAAAATTTGATTATATTTTATTAGATGGAGCACATTGTTTTCAAGTTGATGCAGCTGCATTATGGTATTTAGAATTTATGATGAAATCAGGTACGATATTAGAATTAGATGACTGGGGATGGACACCATCGGGTTCTCCAACATGTGGATATATTAGACATTTATTTACAGATGATCAATGGAAATGTTTTCCTGTTAATATCATAATAAACATGTTAGAAAAAGCTGAGCATTATGAAACATTAGTTGAACATAGATTTTTTAAAAGAAAATAGACTAATTATTAGGAAATTAGACAAAAAATAAATATATTAATATCATGAAAAAAATAAAAGGAATTGAAATATATACTCCAGACGTACATACCGATTATCGAGGTGAGTACTGGACCATATGGAAAGGAGATGCACACGATTTTAATCATGATAAAGTTTCCACATCAAGAAAGAATGTAATAAGAGGCATTCATGGAGATCTTAAATCGACAAAATTAGTTACTTGTTTATATGGTGAGTTATATTTTGTAGTAGTTGATAATAGAGAAGATTCATCAACATATATGCAATGGGATTCTATAATATTAGATGATAGAACTAGAAAACAAGTTTTGATTCCGCCGGGAGTAGGTAATGGATTCTGCGTGTTAAGTAACAAATCAGTATTTCATTATAAATGGTCATATGAAGGGAAGTATCCTGATGTAGACGACCAATTTACGATTCCATGGAATGATTCAAAATTAAATATTAACTGGCCAATAGATGAGCCAATATTATCAAAGAGGGACAAATAACATGGCAGCAGATAGTAAAACAAAAACAACTATTATTAAGTTGAGAAAACACAAAAGAGAAGGAATAAAAACTGTAGCTGTAACGGCTTACGATTATCCACAAGCATTTATTGCAGATGGAGCAGGAGTAGATGTAATTCTAGTTGGTGATTCATTAGGAATGACAACATTAGGACATAAAACAACTATTCCAGTTACTATGGACCAAATGATATCCGCAGCGGAATCAGTTTCTAGAGGAGCAAATGATGCATTCTTAATTGGAGACATGCCTTACATGTCGTACCAACCATCAAATCAAATAGCAGTAGAAAATGCAGGAAGATTTATTAAAGCAGGTATGGATATGGTTAAAGTAGAAGGAGCAATGACGGAACGAATTAAAGCAATATGCGATTCAGGAATTATGGTAATGAGTCATTTGGGACTGACTCCACATACAAGAGCAAAGTTAGGTGGATATAAAGTACAAGGTAAAACAGCTAAACAAGCTGAAATTGTACTTAACCAAGCAATAACATTACAAGAAGCAGGATGCTCTGCACTTTTACTTGAAGCAATGCCAAAAGAACCAGCTGCAATGATAGCAAAAGAATTAGATATACCAGTATATGGAATTGGTGCAGGCGATGAAGTCGATGGCCAATTAGTTATTATGCATGATTTAATTGGTTTATTTTGGGATTTCAAATCTAAATTTGTAAAAAGGTATTGCGAAGCAGGTCAAATGATTCAAAATGCATTAAAAGATTACGCATCTGAAGTTAGAGGAGGTGCATTTCCTGCTCATGAAAATTTCTATGAAATTAAAGACGATGAACTAGAAAAATTATTAGGTGATAATAAATGGAAATATGAGGCTGATAGAGTTGAAAACCAGGCTACACCTAGACATAGTGCAACACCAATAACTACAAACAAAACATCTTCATTAAAAAGATAAAATTATGGCAAAAATAAAACTAGCAGATTATTTAGTAAATCGTTTAGCACAATATGGCGTAAAAGAAGTATTCCAAGTGTATGGCGCCGCAACAGGCCATTTAGTAGATGGTTTTGTCAGGGCAAAAGGAATAAGATATATAGCACCAATGCACGAGCAAGCGTGTGGATTTGCAGCCGAAGGATATGCAAAGGTAAATGGAAAGTTTGGAGTTGCTATGGCAACAAGTGGTCCTGGAGGACAAAATTTAATTACATCAGCTGGAAATTGTTTTTATGATTCAGTACCTTGTTTGTTCATAACTGGACAGATAAAATTAGAATTCATGAGACCGACAAAAGAGATTAGACAAGTCGGATTTCAAGAATCAGATCAAGTAGGATGTTTCAAACCAGTTACAAAATATTCAGTGATGATTGAAAAACCAGAAGATATAAAATATGAACTAGAAAAGGCTATCCATATAATGAAAGAGGGTAGGCCTGGACCAGTACATATTGATGTGCCAATTGATATAGCAAAGGCCGAAATCGATCCGGATAAATTAATAGGATATGATGCTAGTATTGTACAAAATACATACGAGATGGATATAGTTAATGATCAGATTGATCAATATATAAAAGATCTCAGTACAGCTAAACGACCAGTTTTGATGATCGGAGGTGGAGTAAGATTGGCTGGTGCAATAGATGACATGTTAGAATTAGGAAGACTGTTAAAAATTCCAGTGTATCCAACTTGGAATGCATTAGATATTATATGTTCTGATTATGAATACTATGGAGGTAGAATTGGTACATACGGAGGAGAAGGCAGAAACTTTGGAATACAAAATTCAGATCTTTTATTAGCAATCGGAAGTAGAATATCTGGAAGAATAACTGGAGGAAATATTCATAGTTTTGCAAGAGAAGCTAAAAAATATATGGTTGATGTAGATAAACCAGGACTGCAAAGAAAATTACAACAGGTTCCATTTGATGAGTGTATTTATTGTGATGCTAAAAAGTTTATCAGAGCATTAATATGTAGAATAAAATCAGGTCAAGTAGCAATAACTGAACATGATGAAGTACCAGATTTCAGTAAGTGGACTAAGCAATGTATCACATGGAAAAAGAAATACCCTACATGCACGCCAGAGATGTTCGAGCCTAAGAAATATGTACATCCGTATGCATTCTTAAATATATTATCAGATGAAATGAAAAAAGACGATATTCTCGTAGCTGATTGTGGAGGTAATGTAGTTGCAACTAATCATTCATTTAACACTAAAACCGGTCAAAGATATTTTACTAATAATGGAAATTCACCTATGGGATTCTCCTTTGCAGGAGCTATAGGAGCTTGGTTTGCATCTGACAAGAAAAAGCAAAATGTAGTATGTATAATCGGCGATGGTGGAATGAATATGAATATTCAAGAACTACAAACGTTAGTTAATTACAATGTAGGAGTTAAAACTATTGTATTGAATAATCATATTTATGGAATTACAAAAGCATTTCAAAAAGTTAATTTTGAAGGAAGAATGGAAGCATGCGGACCATTAGGATATTGTCCACCAGACTTCTTAAAAGTAGCAGAAGCTTATGGCTTAGATACATTGAGTATAAATAGCGGAATGGATTATGATAAAGTTCGTACACAAATTAGAGAACTTTTAGATCATGATGGTCCACTAATAATAGATGTAGATTGTAGAGAGTATCATCAATACGATCCAAGGATTATTGGATGGCAAACACCAATCGAAGATATGTATCCATATTTAGATAGAGAAGAATTTTTAAAAAATATGTATATCAAGCCTTTAGACATATCAATGAATCTAGATACGTTAACGTATCCAGTTACGTTTCCAAATAAAGAATGGGACTAATTTAAATAAAGGAAATTATGAAAGATAGAATAGAAATCGTACTAGTACATGACCATGGACCTAGCTCACAGTATAAGATTATACTTACCGATTCTAATGGAAAAGAAAAGATAGTTTACCATAAAGAAGGTAGACCAGTTGGCCATTTTGCAGATTTAATTAGAACGTCTGCAAAAGATGGAATGAATGTTGCAGAAATCGGCGTATGGGATGGTGTAACTACTAAAGGATATATTGACACTATACATAAAAATGAAGGACATTTGTATGCAGTTGATTGGTTTAAAGGAAATATTGGAACTAGAGGCTCCCACGGACATTTAGCAGGACCTCTTGGACCTTCGACCCCAGATAATTCTAGAATTATTCTAGAACTTTTTAAGCACAATATTAGTACTTATTTAGATAACATAACTATTTTGAATGGAAATTCACATGAGATGATAAATAAAATTCCTGATAAAAGTTTGGATATTTGCTTTATTGATTGCGATCACACATATGCTTCTGTAACTAAAGATATTGAATTATGTATCCCAAAAATGAAAGATGATAGCATTCTTTGTGGCCATGATTGTGAAACTTTTAACTTCGTAGATACATATTCCGAAGATGACCTTCTTTTAGATTATATTAAAGATAAAGGTCATCCTGGTGTTCAAAAAGCCGTATATGAAAAATTCGGAAGTAATGTTCAGATAATACCTGGACATATTTGGATAGTACAGGGAGCTGACCTATGGAAAAATTAGACGTATTATTTATTGCACCTAGTAATTTACAAGGAATATATCAAGAGTTAGCAAAAGATTATGCTGGTATAGAACCACCAACATGGGCTTGTATGTTAGCTGAATCATGCAGATCTATTGGATATAACGTAGATATCTTAGACACTGCAGTTGCTGGATTAACATACGATGAAGTATGTGATGTTATTAGGGATAAAAATCCTTCTTTGATTTGTTTTGTAGTTTACGGACAAAACGTAAATGCTGGAACAACGATGATGAGTGGAGCAATCGCATTATCAAATCATATTAAAGAATCAAATATTGATATACCAATATCTTATATAGGATCACATGTACAAGCACTCCCAACACAAACATTAGAAAAGGAAAAGAGTATTGATATTGTATTTACAAATGAAGGAGTATATGCATTAAGAAATTTATTAAAATATGCAGATTATTCAGATTGTCTTGAGAAGATTAAAGGAATAGCATATCGTGATGGAGATATAGTGAAAATAAATCAACCAGAAAATTTAGTACCAAGAGATAGAATGGATATAGATCTTCCGGGGTACGCTTGGGATTTATTACCATATAACAAAAGACCATTCGATCTATATAGATGTCCAATGTGGCACGCAGAGTATGATAATAATAAAAGAACTCCATATGCGGCTATTAACACGTCATTAGGTTGTCAGTTCGCTTGTGAATTTTGTATGATTAATATCCTAAATAGAGATGATAATGAAGAAATAGGAGTAGCTGGAAATTATAGTCTTATGAGATATTGGTCTCCTGAATTTGTATTAAAACAATTTGATAAGTTGGTGGAAATGGGTGTAGAGAATGTAAGGATAATTGATGAAATGTTCTTACTTAATCCAAAGTACTATAAACCATTATGTCAAGGGTTAATAGATCGTGGTTATGGTGATAAATTAAGAATGTGGGCATATTCGAGAGTAGATACAATCAGAAGACCAGATATATTAAAACTTCTAATGGATGCTGGAATTAAGTGGTTAGGTATTGGAATTGAAAGTGGTGATAGGGATGTACGATTAGAAGTATCTAAAGGGAAATTCCAAGATGTAGATATTAAGTCAGTTGTTCGTCAAGTAGAAGATGTTGGTATCAATGTGATGGCAAACTTTATATTTGGATTACCAACAGATACTAAAGAAACTATGCAGAAGACTTTAGATTTAGCAATGGATCTGGCTTGTCTAGGATGGAATGGGTATGCGGCAATGCCATTACCTGGAAGTCAATTATACAAAGATGCAGTCGAAGCTGGACATGAATTACCAACAGATTATGTAGGATATTCATTTCATTCATACACAACAAAGCCAATTCCAACTGATACATTAACATCAGAAGAAATCTTAAAGTTTAGAGATGATGCATATACAACATTTCATACATCTCCAAAATTTCTTAAAAAGATTGAATCTAAATATGGAAAACAAGCTGTTGATAATATATCAAAAAACACAAAAATTAAATTAAAAAGAAAGATATTAGGAGATTAATGAAAGATTTTAACTTACCATTAATGGATAATAATATAGATCGTAAAGATATAGATGCCTTGATTGAATTTTTGCAACAAGACCCACTTCCACGATTGACTAATGGACCTAAAGTTCGTGAATTAGAACAAAAATGGTCAGAATGGTTAGGAGTGAAACATAGCGTATTTGTAAACTCAGGAACTTCAGCAAATGTATTAACTATGTTAGCACTAAAAAATAACTACCCAGAAGGTGGAGAAATAATAGTACCACCACTAACATGGATATCAGATATTAACTCAGTCGTATTTGCTGGATTTGATTTAAAGTTTGTAGATATAAACCTTAAAAATTTATCATTCGATCTAGACCAATTAGAACAAGCCATTACAGATAAAACAAGAGCTATATTCATTACTCATGTATTAGGACTAAGTGGGTTATCAAAAAGATTATTAGATATTTGTAAACGTAATAATATAAAATTAATAGAAGATGTTAGTGAATCACATGGTGCAACACACGAAGGTATTAAATTAGGTTCTATAGGATATGCAAGTAATTTTAGTTTTTACTTTGCACATCATATGTCAACTATAGAGGGCGGAATGGTATGTACTAATGATTCATCGTTTTATGAATTATGTAGATCATTAAGATCGCATGGCATGGTAAGAGAATTTGATGACCCAACTATTAAACAACAGCATATAGATGATAACCCACAACTTAACCCAGATTTTATATTCATAGGACCAGCACATAATTTTAGAAGTACTGAAATCAATGCTGTGTTAGGATTATCACAAATAGAAAAGTTAGATCAGAACAATATATTAAGAATTGATAACTTCAAATATTTTATAGATAATTTAGATTCAACAAAATATCACACAGATTTTCATATGAATGGACAATGTAATTATGCATTTATTGTGATTATGAACGATCAAGATTGGAAATTAAGAGACAGAATAGAAAATATATTAAGAGAGAACAAAGTAGAATTCAGAAGAGGATTATCAGGAGGAGGCAATCAATTACGGCAGCCTATGTTTAAGGACAAGCAAGTACCACTTGATCAATTTCCGACAGTAGAGCATGTATCTGATTTTAGTTGGTACATAGGAAATTATCCATCATTAGAAAAAAGTAAAATAGATAAACTTCTCGAGATATTAAATGGAGCATAAATATGAAAGATAGAGTATTAATAACAGGTGGTTCAGGCTACCTAGGATCGATATTAACAGAAGAATTATTAAATAATGGATATGAAGTTACTGTATTTGATAATTTAATGTATAAACAGTTATCACATTTACATTATTGTAACGACCCATGTTTTAGATTAGAGGTAGGCGATGTCACTGATACTGAACGTCTAAAGGAATTACAAGATCAACATGATATTATAATACCATTAGCAGCTATTGTAGGAGCTCATGCATGTGATAGAGATAAAGAGTTAGCAACTCGGGTGAATTACGGACAAATACAAACTCTTGTAGATAATAAAAGAACTGGACAAAAATTGATTATGCCTAACACTAATAGTCAATACGGAAGTTCAGATGATATCATAACAGAAGAAAGTTCATTTAATCCATTATCACACTATGCAGTTACAAAATGTGAAGCAGAAAAATATATTTTAGAGTGGGATGCAGGAATATGTTTAAGATTAGCAACTGTATTTGGAGCATCTCCAAGAATGAGAACTGATTTATTAGTAAATGATTTTGTTCATAAAGCGATTGTAGAAGGATGTATTGTATTATTCCAATCACATTATAAACGAAATTATATACACGTTAGAGATATCGCATATACATTTATGTTCTGTATAGAGAATTATGATAAAATGAAGAATAATGTATTCAATGTAGGATTATCAGACGCAAATCTTACAAAATTAGAATTAGCAAAGAAAGTAAAACTGTTCTTTCCAGACTTTGTAATAATTGAAAACGATTTTCAGTCAGATCATGATAATAGAAACTATATAGTCTCAAATGAAAAATTAGAAAGTTTTGGTTGGGAACCAAGTATTTCAATAGACCAAGGCATAACAGAATTAATCAAAGCATATAAGATGATCATCAATTGCAATAATAGTAATTTTACAAATTTATGAAAATATTAGTAGTAGGAGACAGTTGTACAGATGTATTTGTGTATGGAGAGATTGAAAGGCTAGCCCCAGAAGCTCCTGTACCAGTAATAAAACCGCTATATCAAAAAACAAACCCAGGTATGGCAGCTAACGTACAAGTTAATTTAGAAGTGTTAGGAGCAGATGTTGATATCATTACAAATACTAAAGAAATTAAAAAAATTAGATATGTTGATGAAAGATATAATCAAATGGTATTAAGAGTAGATGAAAATGATAAATGTGAAAGAATATCTGCAGATGTAAGCGATTCAAAAACTCGTTCATATGATGCAGTTGTTATATCGGATTATTGTAAAGGATTTTTAGAAAAAGAAGATATAAAATTAATAGCTGAGAATTTTGAATGTCCAGTATTTTTAGATACAAAAAAGTTTTTAGGCAATTGGTGTAATAATATAGACTTTATTAAAATTAATAGTCAAGAACATCACAAGAATTTTGAAAAATTACCAAATTATCCAAGGTTACAAGAAAAATTAATTGTTACCAAAGGTAAATATGGTTGTGAATATAAAGGTAAAATATATCCAACAACAGATGTTTCTGTAAAAGATGTCTCCGGAGCAGGTGATACATTTATAGCTGGGCTTGTTTATGAATATATAAAAAGTAATGATATCGAAAAAGCAATAAATTTTGCACAAGAATGTACAACAACCGTTGTTCAAAAATCAGGAGTTGCAACCATATGAAAATATCATTAGTAACAATGTCACGTGACAGGCCTAAATATTTAATCGAATCTTTAGAATCATTTATTGTCAGAGCACAAGAAAATGAAAATATAGAATATATTGCTGTTATAGATGATGATGATTTAGAAACAAAAAAGAATCTACAAGAAATAAAAAATATGAGTAAAAAATATAATGTAGATATACAAATATTTGAAACTCCAAGAATTCCATTAGAACAATATCTAAATACAGGGGCAACAGTTGCAACAGGAGATATAATATTTTTTATTGCCGACGACGTATTCTGTGAAAAAGCTAATTGGGATAAATTTATGAGCGATGCATGTGAAGAATATTTAAATGAACCATTTTTAATATGGACAGTTGGTAGCAATGAAGATTGGAAAAAAGATGAATTTCCAACACACTTTGGCATAAGTAAAAAATGGTATGATATAGCAGAATTAGTAACATGTCATAGATCATCAGATGAATGTATACGAGACCTTGCAATGGAAGCTAATTTAAGAGTTATCAAATTATTTGATTGGTATTTACATAAACAGAGAATTCATCCAAATGTAAATAAAAAAATACCTGTAGGAGCATTAGAACCAGATAAAACAACAGAAGACATAGCTTTTGGATATCAAAACCAACAACCCTCAATGGATAGACATAAAACAACAGGAGATATATTTGATAATATTGTTGACAAATTAAAAAATTGGAAATCAGATGACAAATAAAAAAATAAATATGAAAAGAATATTAGCAATTGCTCCACATACAGATGACATCGAATTAGGATGCGGAGCAACATTACATAAATATCGTGATACGTATCAGATAGATGCATTAGCATTAACTTCTGCGCAGCCATTATCAACAGGAGACCCTGTACAGGAATTTTTTAATGCTATGAAGGTCATAGGAGCTAATGCAACATTTGCAAATTTTGAACCTAGAGTTCTAAATGAGTCTAGACAAAAATTATTAGATTATTTTTGGAATTTGCAACAAAAAGAAAAATATGATATTATATTTTGTCCTTCATCATACGATCATCACCAAGACCATCAAATAGTATATCAAGAAACATTTAGAGCATTCAAACATTCAACAATATTAGGCTATGAATTACCATGGAATAATAGAACATTTAGTACAGATGTTTTTATTTCCTTAGCTAAAGAAGATATAGACGCAAAAATAAAAATGTTAGATTGCTATGAAACTCAATTAGAACGAGCATTTATGTGTAAAGAGTATGTTACAGACATAGCAAGAACACGTGGATTACAAATTGGTAGGAAGTATGTTGAAGCATTTGAATCAATTAGAATAGTAGATTTGTTATGAAAGAAAATAATTTAAAAAAATGGTTATATTCTAACGTGCCATTAGATATTAGTAATGATGTTAAAAATGTTTTAATAAAAGAACTACCAGATTTAACTGAAAAACAATTTGATGCTATTGTAACTATTATACACAGAATGTCAAATATTCCATGGCACACTCAAAAAGAATTAATACAAGAAACTAATTCAAGTCGACAAGAAATAATTAAATTAAATGAATATATAAGAAATTCAGAATATTTACAAGAAATAATTATTAATCAAGGATTAGGAAAAAAATATTGGCAAACAATTATTCCATTAGTAAATACAGGCGCTGTACAAAGTTGTCTAAAAAAGATATATAATTTTCCAGTACGAATAGGAGTTTATCCTGGAATGTCTTGTATGTTTTATTGTGGCTTTTGTGGACGTAATCAAAAGGCTAGATATAGAAGTGAGATAAAAGAACAAAGTTTTGAAATATTTAAAGACATCTTTGATAGTATGCCAAAATATTCAACCATATCTATTTCAGGTGGATTAGAACCATTAACTCATCCTAGAATTGGTAACATAATAAGTTATGCTAAAAGTCGAGATATACGAGTACCTTTGATTACAAATGCCTATATGTTAACAAAACAATATATAAAAAAACATCCTGGATTATTGAAATTAGATTCTTGTAGAGTTTCTTTATATGGTGTTGATGAGGAATCAACATATCAAGTAACAAGAAAAAAAGGGTCATATGAATTAGTTAAAAATAATATAATAGAATTTTTAAAAATAAGAAATGAAAAGAACCCTAATTTAAAATTAGGATTGAATTATATAATTATTCCAGAAAATGTCAGTCATATGTCTAAATTAATGGATTACATTATTGAGGTTAATTCAAAAGTTACGAATGGTAGAGGTATTGATTATATAACTATTCGAGAAGACTTTGGAAGTATGACAGACACATCAGGTGACGATATTGATAGAACCCATGAATTAGATGGATTTTTATCAAAAGATGATAGAGCACAATTAATAGATGAATTTCAAAAATTTAATAAGAAAAAAGAAAAACATTGTCCAAATCTAAATGTTGATTTTGGATATGCAATGATTACATTAGCAGAAGGCATACTTGGAAGTCAAATAAAAATGGTTGATGGATTAGATATGAGAAAAGCTGCATATCCACAAATCTCAGTAGTAGTTGATAATTATGGAGATGTATTTTTATATAGAGAAGCAGGATTCCTAGATCGGCCAGGAAATGAAAAATTTATTATTGGTAGAATTACAGACAAAAAACCATTTGAAGATATAGTTAAAGAATTTATTGAAACCCAACCACAAGTAGATTTAGAATCAAATGATTGTAGATTTATGGACGCATTTGATCATTTAGTAACTGTTTTAGTAAATCAAGCAGAAGATGATTTAAATGTAGGAATACCATTTGAACAAGGACCTGTTTCATCTAGAACAAAAGTATACAATGAAGATTTAAATTCTAATATTAAGAAAAAAGGATTATTTGGGACGTACCATCAATAAGATAATTAAATGAAAAAAATTGGATTAATAGGATATGGGAAATGGGGCAAGATTTTATATGATAAACTTAAAATATTTTGTGATATAAAATTTATTTGTCGAAGTAAAGATTCATACTTGGATAAATTAGACCAAATTGATTGGGTTGTTATTGCAACACCAGAAGACACTCATTATGAAATAGTAAAAAATTGTTTATCTAATGGTAAAAATGTATTTTGTGAAAAACCATTAACACCAACATATAAACAATCTTGTCAATTATTTGATATAGCTGAACAACATAAAGTTAAATTATATGTTGATGATGTACAAAATTTTCGTATAGTAGATTATAAATTAGAACAAAATAATTTTGTAGAACGTAAGAAGAATTCTAAAAATAGCACGCCACTTGATTTATTTTTTAAACTTGCATATCATGATTTTTATTTTCTATATGAGCATATAAAAAACAAAAAAATAAAAGATGTTGAAATCTTAAATACTACAAAAAATTTAAATTTTAAAGTTTTATATGATAATTTCAACATCGAGTTTTTATACGACGTTTATTTTGATGGAAAAGAACATAATATTAATTCTGTTAGTATAGACGGAAAAGATGATATAGTTTTAAAAATGTTACAAAAAGTATTTAATGAAGATGTTGATTTTGATTATAATAAAAAAATATCTCTTTTTGCAAACAAATATATTGAAACTATTATAAATTATTGTAAATAACTTGTTTTATTGCAAAAAAATTATTATATTAAAGATATGAAAAATATAGTTGTTATACCTGCAGTTACACCAAAAGATAAAAATTTAGATAAATTTGGAGGCTGGAACTGGATGGATATATCTATAAACGCTTGGAAATTCTGGTGTAAGAAGAATGATTGTGAACTTGTGATATATGATAAATGTGAAAATGAAGATCTATCTAAACACAGAGTCACGTGGCAACGTTGGTTTGATATACATTCCTTTCTAGAAAACAAAAAAATTAAATATAATAAAGTTGCAATGGTTGATGCATGTTCAATACCTCATTGGAATTGTCCTAATTTCTTTAAAACATTTGGTAACAAATTAACAGTAGGATTAGAAAAAGATAATTTAAACTGGGTTCATCAAAGTGTTGAAGGTTATAAACATATATTTGATAATTTTGATTTTGATATAAGTAAATATTTTTGTACTCAATTTGTAATGTTTAATGAAAGTCATAAAAAATTATTTAAACAAATAGAAAAATTTTATTATGATAACTTAGATGAAATTTTAGAATTACAAAGTACAAAAGTAAGAAGAGGAACAGACCAAACAATTGTTAACTATATATGTCAAAAGAACAATACTGAAATTGAATATTGGCCTATTCCATATAGATTATCACATATTTACAGAAAAGAAATGTTTGGTCATAATTGGCAATTAAAAGAAGATGAAACTCCGTTTTTCATTAAATATGGTCACGTATGGTTCTTTAGTGGATTTGCTAAAGATGATCGAAATAAATATATGAAAGATGTTTGGAAATCTGTAAAAGATAATTATGACGAGAATTATCTATTAAATAAATTAACTCATAAAGATGAGTGGGTTAAAACAACCAGTAGGAGATTTAAAGAAGATATTTTAAGAATTTTTAAAAATAAAAAAGACTTAACATGTCTAGAGTTAGGGTCATGTCAAGGAGATACAACACGTGTATTTGCAGAATGTTTTAAAAAAGTATACTCATATGAACAATCATTAGAAAATGTAGAACAAATAAAGAGTAAATGTTCAGATATTAATAATATAGAATATAATTGCTTAGACATATATAGTAATGATTTTAAAATACCTGATAATATCGATATTGCATTTGTAGATGCTGGACATGATAAAGAACGAATACAATTTGATATCAAACGACTTTTAGCTAAAAATAAAAATATGATACTTATTTTTGATGATTATGGACAACCAGATCGAGTTATACCATCTGCAATTCATGAAAGTAATTTAAATATAAGTCAATATATTGGAGAACATGCCGGCTTTACATGTAAAGATGGACAACTGACATTTGTAACACGCGAAGGCGTAATTTGTAATATGAATTAAATATGAAAAAGAATATTGTTTTTATAGTAGATGTAAAATTACCTGGCAAACAAAAAGAAGTCGGTCGATGGGCAGAAACTAGAAGTGACCCGTATAAGTTTTGTATTGATAGCTGGAAACAGTGGAGCAAGAAAAATGATTGTGAATTGTTTATATTAAATGATCTTATAAGACCTCACGAGGATATGCCAGTATCATGGCAACGATATTATATATTCGATTTATTAGAAGCAAATAATATTGAATATGACCAGATAATGTATGTAGATGCAGATACAATACCACATCCCAATTGTCCAAATGTATTTGAACTGAGTGAAAGGAAATTCTGCTTTGTACATAATGATGGATCTTATGATTGGGTATTACGTAGTATAGAAAATTATTCAAAATATTTCTTTGATGGCTATATGTTTAGATTTGACCATTATTTTGATTCTGGAATGTTAATATTTAATGAATCTCATAAAGAATTTTTTAATTCAATACTACAATTTTTTGATCAAAATAGAGATAATTTATTAAATGCAGAAAAAACATGGCATGCAGGAACAGACCAAACGCCTGTTAATTTTTTAACACATTTATTAGATATAGATTATAAAGTATTACCATATGAATTCAATATGGTCGATTTACACCGTAAAGAATTATTACAAGATAATTCGCCGTTCACTGATATCGGATGGATATATCAGTACAATAGTATTCCAAACAATAAAGATGATCAGTTGACATATTATTGGATGAAAAAAACTTATGAGAAATTGTATGAAAATTAATTTAAAAAAGAAATATGTAATAGGCGTCCATGTTATGTTTTTTGAAATAGAAATTTTCAAAGAATATATAGATGGACTTATTAATTTATTAGAAGGTGTAGAAAACAAAGAAAATGTAACATTAGATTTTTGTTTTAATACATCCGAACATATTGAAAAGATTGATACAGATAAAATATCAAAAGAAGCTTTGGTTGGTCAATTTAAAGAAGGTATTAGTAGATTACAACATACTCTTGCGATGCCAAATATCAATTTTTGGATACACGATACATCGGACGGATTTTATTATCATGCAGATTATAGACGAGATCTAAATTATAAGTATTGTAAAAAGGTTGATTATGTTATGTGGGGTGAAACAGATAGTTTCTTTCCAAAAGAAGCATTAAATGCAATAGAATCATTATCTCAATACACTGATTCACAAAATATACATAGATACATTATGAGTTTTGCAGACAGAAAGATGTGGGATTCATCATGGGACCCATTAGTACATCCTAAATTTTTAGACCATACGTTTATTGATGATGATAAAGGACATTTGAATCCAAATCAAGCTAAATCTCCAATGTCAATAGAAAAAATGAATTTGATTAATTCTGAATCAGATGAATTTGATTTTAATTATATTACTGAACCAAAGATTAGTGGATCGTGTTTAGTATTATCAGCCGATTTAATAAAGTCCGGAGTAAATATTCCATTATGTCTTATTTATAATGATGATGAAGGCCTTTCTATTATGGCAAAAAAAATATTGAAAGAAAAGTTTTTACAATTTGTATGTAAAAATATATTACATGTACATGCAAGAAGACATCCTAAAAAACGTTTATATATTTTAGAAGAAAATAATCCACATGCATTTGCAGATCGTAAAAATAATGCATTCCAAAAATTTAAATCTTTATCTCAAGCTAATATAAATAGTCTTATCAATGGTGAAGATAAATTTTATGAATATAAAGATTTTTAATAATGAAAAGAGCACTGATAACAGGAATTAATGGAATGGACGGAAGTCACTTAGCTGATTTATTATTAGAGAAGGGATATAAAGTCTATGGAATGGAAAGACGAGCATCTACTCCTAACAGGAAAAACACAAATCACCTAGAAGGAAAGATAACATTTTTAACGGGAGATTTAACAGACCAAAATTCATTATTAAGATGTCTTAAAGAATCTAATCCAGACGAAATTTATAATCTAGCATCTCAATCATTTGTTGGAGAAAGTTGGAATACGCCCGAACAAACATCAGATGTTACAGGATTAGGCGTGTTAAGAATGTTAGAAGCTATTAGAGAACACGACCTAAAAATTAAATTTTATCAAGCAAGTTCATCTGAAATGTTTGGGAGAATGGTAGAAAATCCTTCAAAAGAAACTACTCCATTTTATCCTAGAAGTCCTTATGGCGTTGCAAAACTATATGGACATTGGATTACTAAAAATTATAGAGAATCTTATGGAATGTATACATGTAGCGGTATATTATTTAATCATGAAAGTGAAAGAAGAGGTATTGAATTTGTAACAAGAAAAATATCAGATGGCGTTGCAAAAATACATTTAGGCTTAGCAGATCATATTACATTAGGTAATTTAGAAGCTAAAAGAGATTGGGGTTATGCTCCTGATTATGTAGAAGCTATGTGGATGATGTTACAACAAGATACAGCTGAAGATTATGTTATTGCAACTGGCGAAACACATTCAATTAAAGATTTTTTAACTGAAGCTTTTAATCATGTTGGTATAAAAGATTGGGAACCTTATATTAAACAAGACCCAAGATTTATGAGACCTGCTGAAGTAGATGTGTTAAGGGGAGATTATGCAAAGGCAAAATTAGAAATGAATTGGAACCCAAAAACATCATTTCAACAACTAGTTATAAAAATGGTAGATAATGATATAAAGATTTTAAAAAATGCATAAAATAACAACTTGTATATCCTCTAATAATAATTTAGAATATCTTAAATTAGCTATCAAGTCAGTAAGACAAAATGCTCATTATAAAGATATGCCTATAGTAGTACACGCAGAAAATTGTACGGATGGAACCGATGAATGGATACAAGGAAATAAAGACAAGCTTGGCTTAGATGCTTATATCGATCACAATGACAATCCTAAAGGAATAGGTGGCGGAATGGATTTTTGTGTAGATAAAGCAAAAACAGAATTTGTAAATATCATTCATGCTGACATGTGGATAGCCCCAAACCAAGACTTAGAATTATTAAAATTATACGATAATATAGAACCTAATGTTAGACTTATAGCATCGTCATTTAGGATTCAACCAAAGATATTTCCTAACGACCCTGACTATAGGCCAGGTACAATATTTGTAAGTGAAGAAGAATTTGGTTCATATCATAATGATTTTGACCATGAATATTTCGATCAATGGTCAGCTGCATTCATAAAAGAAAATACAGCTTCAGTACGTAAAGGCGGTGGGGCAGGATTCTTTTGCAGAAAAGCTGATTATGAATGGATTGGTGGTAATGACCCAATATTTGCTCCAGCAAGTTGGGAAGATAAAGATTTATTTATTAGAATGCAATTAGAAGATTATAGATTTATAATGACAACTCAGTCGGTAGTATGGCATTTTTCAGCTAGAGGCAGTCATTTTAGAGACGAAGCAAAAGATGATTTTAAAAGTAAATCGCAAAGACAAATAAATGCTGAACAAGCTAATGTTCAGAAATTTATTAATAAATGGGGAAGCTTACCAAAAGAAGATGAAGCAACGTTTGTGGAACCTATATATGGAACTAACGTAAAAACAAGATTAATATGAAAAAGATATTATTATTAGGAAGTAATGGATATATTGGCAATCGATTATATCGTGATTTGTCAATGTATGAAATGTTAGATGATACTAAATATGATATAACCTGCGTTGATACATGTTGGTTTGATAAACCTACTCATAAATGTATAGAAGCAGATTTTAATAGTTTAGAAAAATCATTTATTAATAAATTTGACGTTGTTATTTTATTAGCAGGGCATTCTAGTGTGAAAATGTGTGAAGGAGAATTTTCGTCAGCATTTGATAATAATGTTACAAACTTTATTAATTTGTTAGGTAAGATAGAAAAACAAAAATTTATATATGCAAGTAGTTCTAGCGTGTATGGTTCAGTAGGTGGTAAAACTGTTAGTGAAAAGTATTATGGATTTAAGCCATATAATCAATATGATATAGGAAAACATACTATTGATTTATATGCAGAAAAATCTGATATAGAATATTATGGATTACGATTTGGAACAGTATGTGGATATTCTCCTGTAATGAGAAATGATGTAATGATTAATGCAATGACATGTAGTGCATTATCTAATGGAGAAATAAAATTATATATAAAAGATATAATGCGTCCAGTACTGGGCATTGATGATTTATGTAGAGCAATAATAACTATAATTGATTGTGAAGATGATAAAAGAGGATTATATAATTTAGCTTCATTTAATAAGACAGCAGAACAAATAGCATATGAAGTGAGTGACACCATTAATATACCAGTTAAAGAATATGATGCCGATCCTACACAAGTTACAAATACTAAAATACAAACAAAATGTTACAATTTTTCAATATCTACGAAAAAGTTTGAAAGAACATTCAAATTCAAATTCAATGAAACGGTTGAAAGCATAACTAATAGTATATTTGAAAATTATTCTAATATAATACAAACAAATAGAGGCGAAATAAAAGAGTATGTACAATAAAAAAGATAAATGTATTTGTTGTGATAGTAGTAATTTAGAATTATTACTAGACTTGAATGAACAGCCATTAGCTAATTCATATCATGACAATACAAAAGAATTAGAAAAATATCCATTAGGAGTAAATGTATGTAAAGATTGTTATCATATACAATTAACTCATACAGTCGACCCAGATTTATTATTCAAAGATTATTTATATGTTAGTGGAACATCTCAAACATTACGAGA